TTCTATTTAAATGCTACAACGGTATCGTCAAACTACACATCGCCAGCTAACTACAATTTAATGAGTGCTGGGCCAATTACTATCAATACAGGTGTTACAGTCACAATTGATACGACCGGTACTTGGGTTATTGTGTAATGTTTGGTTTATCTACTTTTGCTCAAACACCCTTTGCTGCATTAGGCGGGGGTAATCAATTTATTTTTTCTATTACAGAAGACTTTAGCCCAGCAGATAGTAATACACAAAATTGGGCATTTTTACAAAGCATTACTGAGCCGATTACTATTGGTACGGTATCAAACGATGCGGGTGTTAACTATTTTGGCAGTGCAACTGAAACTCTTACTTCTGGCGATTCAAGTACGCAACTAAGNACTTTNTTACAGGCACTATCTGAGAATTTAAATCCAGCAGATACCCCAACAATTTTAGCCCAATTTGCNGCANCGCAAACGGAAAACTTTACCTCNGCTGATTCTAGCGCTCAGTACTTTGCCGCCTTAGAAACTCGTTCAGAAAATAGTAATCTAGCCGATTCAAATACCCAACAATATGCTTTTGGACAAACCATTACGGAAAACGCTAATCTAGCAGATACCCCCACAATTAAAGCTCAGTTTGCTAGCAGTATTACCGAAAATATTACTAGCGCAGACGTTATTTCCATAGCCGCCCAGTTTGCCTCAACCATATCTGAAAACGTAACAATGGCTGACTTAAAGACGATTATTCAAATCTTTACAGCAAGTATTACAGAAAATTTAAGTGTTGCTTCAGTCCAATCTATAACCGCTCAGTTTGCCTCATCCATTACGGAAAACCTTACTTCTGGAGATTCTATATCTATTAAGGCAGCGTTTGTTGCAGCTATTTCTGAAAATGTTTTCTTGTTAGACTCGCTAATTGCCCGTGGATGGATTAAAATAAACGACAATCAAACGGCTAATTGGGCTAGTATTAACAACGGGCAAAACCCCGGCTGGACCCCCGTTAACAATTACCAAGGGTAATTTATGGCAAGTACATATACAACTAGTTTAAAAATACAACAGATTGGAAATGGTGAACAATCTGGTGTTTGGGGTTCTACAACCAATACAAACTGGACTTTGATGGAACAAGCGGTTGCTGGTGTGCGAACTATCACCATGTCTAATGCTAACTATACTTTGACAGACCTTAATGGCGTATTAGATGAAGCCCGTAACGCTGTTTTAGTAGTTAATGGTACAAATTCAGGCGTTTATCAAGTTATTGCCCCATTAGTTACAAAAACATATATTGTTTCAAATCAAACCACCGGCGGCTATTCAATTACTATCGGCGGTGCTTCTGGTTCTGTAATTACCATCCTCAATGGGTTAACTACGCTTGTTTATTGTGATGGTACAAACTTTTATTCTAGTATTACTGGGCTTACTGGAAACCAAACAATTAACGGCAATTTAAGCGTTACTGGAACTTCTAGCTTTACTGGTGCTATTACTGCTAACGCTATTTCTGGTACTACTATTGGCGGTACTACTATTACTGCCTCTACTCAATTTTCTGGTCCTGGCACAGGTTTAACAGGTACTGCTTCTAGCCTTTCTATTGGCGGTAATGCTGTAACCGCTACTACAGCAACTAATCTTGCTGGTGGTTTGGCTAATAAAATCCCATACCAGACCGGTGCTGGAGCTACTTCATTTATTAATGCTCCTACGGCAAATACAGTTCTAGCCTATAACGGTTCGGCTTTTTACTGGACNTCTGGCTTGGCTGCTGCTGGTGGTGTAGTATACGAAAATGGACAAACTATCACTTCTGACTATACAATGACTACTGGAAATAACGGTGAGTCTGCTGGACCAATTACAATTGCGGATGGTGTTACTGTTACCATTCCAACTGACTCAACATGGGTTATTAACTAAGGATAAATTATGGCTGGTCATGTCTACCTTGTAACCAACAACCTGAACGGCAAGCAATATGTCGGTCAGACCATTGTTGCTACAAATAAGGTAGGTCATGGCAAATTAATGACTAAAGCCTACGAAAAGCATGGCAAAGATAATTTTACTTACGACATGATTTGCGGTGGTTTAAGCAACAAAGCTATTCTTAATTTTGCTGAACGCTTTTGGATTAAAGTGATGGATTCACGCTTGCCCAACGGATACAATATCGAGCATGGTGGCTCTGACAAAGACAAAGTATCTGCTGAAACTAGGGAAAAACAACGCCAAAACAATTTAGGCAAAAAACACTCTGAAATTACAAAAGCAAAAATGTCGGCATCACGCACCAATCCTTCTGCTGAAACTAGGGCTAAATTATCCGCAGTTCACACAGGTAGGGCTTGTTCTGCCGAAACTAGAGCTAAAATAGGCAATGCACAAAAAGGTCGTGTAATGCCTAAAGAAACAAAAGCAAAGATTCGTGCGGCTCGTAAATTACAAGTGTTTTCAGCCGAAACTAAACAAAAACTGTCCGATGCCGCTAAAAAGCAATGGGCTAGACAAAAAGGAGTGGTGTAATGGCTGGAAAATTAACAATCTCGACACTAAACGATAGTAGCGGAGTTCTTGCCACACAAAACGGCATGACTGGTATTGCTAAGGCATGGTGTAATTACAATGGTTCTACACAAACCATAAATGGTTCATTTAATATTTCTTCTGTAACTAGAAATGGCACAGGCTCATATACTTTTACCTTTTCAACTGCCATGCCTAATGCTAATTATGGAGCAAGTGCAAGCGTAAGCAGTATGCCAGGAGTATCAGATGCAATGTTTATATCAACTGATTCTAATAACACAGTTCGTGCCGCACCGACAACTACAACATTTACAGTAACTTGTTATAGGTATCAGGCTTCAGTTATAGATGCTGATTATGTTCGAGTAGCAATTTTTAGTTCATAAGGATAAATCATGGCTGGCACACTAACAATCTCGACCCTTTCAGACGGCACTAATAGCACTTCTTCTACTAACTGTATTCAAGGTTCTGCAAAGGCTTGGGTAAATTTTGTAGGCTCTAGTGGCTCTGTTAATGGTTCTTATAATGTAAGTTCTGTAACAAGAAGTAGTGCTGGTTCTTATATTGTTAATTTTACAAATGCAATGTCATCAGCTTCTTACGCAACACTAGTTACTGCTGGAAATAGTGGTGGAACTGGACAAACTATTGGTCAAAATTACGCTTCTGCCGCACCAACAACTACTTCAGTTTCTGTTTATTGTGCCACTAACGGAGTTGGTAATGCAGACCCAGGATCTAGTGGTCAAATGAATGTTGCAGTTTTCAGATAATTTAAAGGAACAAAAATGACACAAGCAATTATTTTTACTAACGACAATGGCGGTGTATCAGTTTGCATCCCTACTGGCGAAATCTCAATCGAAGCTGTATTAGCTAAAGACTGCCCTAAAGGTGCAATGATTGTTGAGCAATCTGCACTTCCTAACCAATACAACGACTTTTTCGATGGCTGGGAATTGGTAGATGGCAAGGTAGAAGTTAGCCTAGCTAAAGCCACAGAAATCACCAAGAAGCGTTTGCGTAGCGAAAGAGAACCTTTGCTACAAGCACAGGATGTAGCGTTTCAACGAGCATTAGAAACTGGTGCAGATACTTCCGCTATTGTTGCTGAAAAACAGCGTTTGCGTGATATTACCAATTTCTCTGCAACTACATTAGACGAATTGCGTAGCATTAAAGCTGGAGTGTAATCATGTCAGTAACCATCAATGGAACAAGTGGTCTAACATTTAATAATGGTTCAGCGCAATTAGTTGCTGGTGCTGGTGCTAACGCACAAACTTGGCAAGATGTAACTGCTAGTCGTGTAAGCGGAACAACTTATACAAACTCTACTGGATATCCAATTCAAGTACAAATGAACATACAATCAACAAGTTCATCTACTCTTGTTGCGGTTGTTGGTGGAGTAACAATTTACACAACTGGTGCTGTAGGAAATACACAAAGCGTTAATTTTATTGTTCCAAACGGTGCAACATATTCAATTACTTGGACAAACAGAAGTACAGGTGTTTGGGCAGAATTAAGATGATGATTAAACTAGCCGCATTGGGTTTAACTCAAGATGAAGTAAAAGCCCTGTTGGGGTAATACCCAATGACTGAAATCCTAAAGCAACTTTTAACTGGTAAAGATAATCAGACTCACGATATTGCTCGTTGGTCATGGATGCTTGGATTTATTGCGGTTATTT